GTTGCAAACAGAGGCCAAACCTAAATTCAGAATGGAAATGATTTTCGAAGGACGGGTCTCTCCATGGAGTAAATGGAGAGTGGAAGCCAAACAGGCAGAGGCGGAGAGAAGTTTTGAAACGACTTCAGGATCGGAGAAACTACGTTTAAGTTTAACTTCGATATCGCCTTTGAGGGAGTCAATAGAAGATTTGACTAATCCTGCTTGGGGTTCGTACGTTTTCATAGTACGAGGGGGGCCTCTATGGGTATTCTTTTTGGGGATAACAATAGGAATACGAGCTTGCTTCAACTTGTCTATTTTAATAGACTTTTGCTTAGCAGCAAACTTTGCCTTAGCGGCAGCCTTTGCATCAAACTTCTCAGATTGAGGAGTATAATGCAATTTTTCGCTTTGTAAAAGTACTTCTTGGCGTCGAAGTAAGCGAGAATATTCGGGTGTATATTCATGGAAAAGAGGTGAAAAATCTCTTTCTTTCCAGAGTGTCAGAGAGACGGTGAGGTCTTCTGAGCCATTATATCTGGAGAAAATGCATTCGCATTTGGGGTCGGTAGTACCATTGATGGGTGATACATAACCTGGCTTATAAGGATTAAAGCGGTCCTGGAGCGTATCGCAGGATAGGGGTTGAGAGTTATCGAGGCTCTCGGGTTTTAAATTGGAAAAGGAATTAGTCACAAGGTAAATTTACGGGGAGTTTTGTGAAACTTCGCCCGCTTCAAGTCGAAATAGCAATTTGTTACTTTACTCGCATGAGCTGTAACGCCGGTCACTTGAAAGGCACTAAATATTTGCATAAAGAGTGCAACCGAATGTGTATAGTTCTGCCTCATCGGCAAGAGAAATACATCTCTTTATTGTGTTGGATACTGAGTAAACATATTCGCTAAATATGAGGGTAATACTACAGCGTATACAACACGCATTTTGACTAAAAATCAAAGGGAAAAGATCAACAAACAAACATATGGACAATGGCGACCATATTTTTATATATAACCAATAAGTTTCAACTGTACTGTAACTAGGAAATAGTGCTTCACAACTATATGTGAAGTTATTTTAAATCTAGAAAGTAATTAAAGAATT